CTTATACTTAGTTACCCTTGTCTTCAGGGCCACAATCTTATTGTCGCTGTTGTAGTACGGGTAGTGGTGTTTAGTGATATCTCCTTTAGCGTCATACTCTATTGTAACGCCAAACTTGTCTAGAATATCTTGGGATAACCTACGGTCTGGTATAGAGCCCTTAGTGCCCTTGATTAGATCCTCCTGATTTACCTCTTTACGTGGAGGTGTAGGAACTACTGTCGATTGATTGTGCATTGATTCACCTGATTTAATAAAGTGACCGCAGCCTACGGAATAGCAGGTAGAGTGACCATCTTTATACTTAACTAAATTATCTTTAGACCCACACTCAGAGCAGGGGCCTCTACTGTCTACTTCTGAGTTACCTGCCGAATAGTTGATAGCCATTTATCGTGATCCTCTTTTGTTAGGTAGTGTTTCAATAAGTTAATGATTGCTGCTAGGGTAACTCTGTCGTTATCCCTTTCCCTCGTAGTGGAATACCATCCCTCATCCTCTACCGCATGGTCTAGGACGTTATAGTAATTCTTTAACTCAGATATTACCAACTCTTCAATCTGTTGATCTGTTAATATCATAGATCCTCCAACCTAAGCTTTAACTTAGCTATCATATCCTGATTGTATGCTACAAACTGACCACCTCTTCTAACACCCTCTTCATAGTTTGTTATTTCCGTTTCAATCTTAGTACGGGCTTTAGACACTGCAATCTTTTCCTTTAGTGATTTATTTTTCAGTGTCTTAATCATTAGTTCAGTCATTTTATGGGGCTCTCATTATCTGGGTTATTTTTTCTTTTCTTTGACTATCAATTTTACCGTACAAATCATTGTATGCGATAGCTGAAACGATAGCACTCTGGCCCCTATGTAATAACTTGGCGCAGTTTAAGTAAGAAACTCCTAAGACTCGTAGTGCTACCAGTTTGTCTAATTCAGAAGACTTCCAGTACACTTGAGGGCCCCTATATTTTTTATTATTTTCTTTTGGTTTGATTTCCTCAGTTCTGAAACTTGCAGGAATCTTTGGTTTGAATACTAAGCTCATAATCTAATTGCTCCAATACTTTGTTCATATAATCTTCATATAATAGGTTGAGGTCAGCGTCCATCTCTTTAGGTTCGATAGTGCTTTTCCTGTAGGCTTTCTCATACTTAATCCTAGCATCCTCTACGGGATCATCTTTGATTGTATTCATATCATATCCTCTTTGGCACATAAGACTGCCGCCTGTACCTCTTCAGGGCCCCATGTAGCTTCGCTGTGGGTATATAACTCATCACACCATACTTGCTTGTAATCGTTCTGAGGTAGTGTGCCACAGCCAGCTAAATAGACTACCATAAGTAATGTCAATAATCGTTTCATTTTAACTATTCCTTATCCCATCGTTTGTTATCATTAAACCATTCAAAGAACTTATGGAAATATTCGTCTTCTTCTACTCCCTCAGCTTCTGCTAATTTTTCCTCTAACCACCATGCGTATTCCTTCCATTGTCTTACCTCTTTAACAACATGGATAATCGACAGTATTCCCTCAAAACCCTCACCTTCAAATAGTAAATCCCCTCCAATTAGCTTTCCTATTTCTTTACTTTTGTTGTGTAGCTTTTCCGTTAGCCCGTAACCATGATCAGCATAACCATCTTCCATCTGATACCCAGTATTTTTAAGAACTAAGTCGTCATACTCATTCATTAAATTATTTATAGTGTGTTTATTATTTTTCATTCACACCCTACCCATGATTTCTTCGTGGGCCATTTGCTGAACAATCTCTGGGTTGTCGTTAGTTAACTCTTCTAACTGCTCATCTGACAACGGGTTGCCATTAGCATCTATTGCTTCTGAAATATAAGCATCTACAAAGTCTGGATAATCATCCATGCAAATACCGTCTATTACTACATCTCTTAAATCATATATATTCATTTTATTATCCTCTACTCAGTTACAAATAATACGATGTCTTCACCTGTCGTTAGGCTAGACACTGGGATAGCTACACCATTAACAGGTGGTGGCTGTGCGCCTACATAAGTCCAAGACTTACCTGCCGCTAAATCAGCCTTAACAGCACTGACAAACTCAGGGTGATCTACTGTAAACATAGCACTCATTAAAATAATACCTAAAAACATACGTTACTCCTTTATTAATTTATCTTCTAATTTTAGCTTTTCTTCTAGTTCGGCTTCATACTCTAGAATTAAATCACCCATGTCCTGAGTCTGATCTTTATCCCCGATACTATACCCAACTTTAGTCTTGTTTCCTTCATCGATACTGTAACCAACTTCAGTTATCATTTTTATTCTCCAGTTTAATTATTTTTTAAATCGTCTAATTTACTACATACTGCGGTCAGAATATCATCATCATCAATATCATCAAACGACCCTATGCTTAATACTTTGTCTATACTCCACTCTACTTCAGGGCACTCGGCTGGCTCTTCCATACTAGCTGGAATAGAGCCACCGCTTACAGTGACATCTACCCTTAGTTCCCATGACTCAACTTCTAAATCAAACGTATATTGACTACTCATAATTGCTTACTCCTTTAAATCATCTAACTGTGACAGTGCTAAGTTAAAGCAGTCACTTCTAAACATAAACCCGTTTGATGGATCTACATCATCTTTAAACTTCTTAACTGCCAATGTGTAATATAACTCTTTAGGGATAACCCCTGCAAAGTATAGAACTGACAAGTCACTCTTAATACGGGTGAATGCGTAATAGTCACAATTCTGTTTTGTGTTGATTGCATTTACTGAGCATTCATAATGGGGCTGTGGAATAGACCTACATTGTTTAGACTTAACATCCACTGTAGATCCATCTTGCATTATGAGGTCGTAATCGTAGGTATTAGCCTGTTTCCAGCCCAAGTGGTCTGATAGTACCACCTCTCCTAGAAAACCGATTACATTGCCCTTACCTCGCGTTATAGAGTTCTTTAAGACGCCCATCTCTTCAGACATATCTTGTGCCCGTTTTATTTGTTCTTTAGTTGTTATGATTGTTTGCATTTTCACTTTCCTTTAGAGACAAAAAAAAGCAGTTTTACATCTTACTCAGGATGTTTTCAGGGGATTATATAATGCTAGAAGTCTGTAGTTTCTTCAGCATTCTCAAAGTCTAATGGAATATCACCTGTACCCATCTCTAAGACTTTTACTCGGTTAGCATAAGTCGCTAAACCATGTTGAGGGTGGATATTACCGTGTTTCCACTGCACCCGTACCTTAGTACCTCGCGGTAACTCTTCAGTCATAGACATAGCCTGACCGTTATCATCTAAGACATCAATACTATATCCAGACTTAAACTTCCTCTGTGCTACACCCTGATAGTCTTTAATGATAACTTCTAAAGCCGATAACTTAGCGGCCTCTTCTTTATCCATACACAATGTAACATTATATCCTACGTCCTGACCCTGATATTGGTCTTCTGTTAAGACATGACTAAATGCGATATAACCTTCCGTTACTGATAGACTCATAATTAATTACTCTTTTTTAGATTACGTTTTATAGGTCTGTAAACCTATGATTTATCAATAGGCCCTAGCTGCTCTTCAGTGAAACTTCTTTATAATTATTTAAGGATTATAATAAAGTTTAATACTGAAGAGTGCCTAAGTGCTAAGGAACTATTTTGAGTTTAGCATAAATCATTCCATTAATAAATAGTCTGATTCTGTAATTTCGGTGTAAAGTTCTATTTCGATATTATCGTCTAGCATTTCATCCTCATCAATACTGTCATCATCGTCATAAAACTGTGCGTCTTGTTTTAGACATTTCCTGCACAATTCAATGTCCTCATCATCTAGTAATAGCCTATCGCATGATTTGCATTTCATGGTGTATTTACCTCTAATGGTTTAGAACAATAATAAGTCGTCTAAATCTAAGCCCGACTTAATAGCAGCATCCCTAGCCTTATCTGCGGTATGGAAATTAACATATTCTCGCATTGACGCTGTGTTTTGGTTTTGCCATTTATTAGCCCAATATTCCTGATCCTGATATAACTCATATAGGGCCAGCTTGCTCTTTAGGGCTTCTTTTGTTTCGATTATATCGGGGTTTTTAGCGTATCCTCTGGCGTAGATATGATCCTGTGGATTTTCATCCTGCCTAGAATACCTCAACTGATCTTGCAGATAGTCTCTATCCCGCTGGTCTATGATAATCATACCGTGATCTGTGGTTAAAACTAAATCGCCCGTCTCTTGGTTTATTTCAAATTTAAGCATTTATTCTATCCTCTGTGTTTGTATTAATTCTATTTGCTTGAGTAACTCTTTAGACTTCTCAACCGCTAGGCTGATCTGTAGAAACTCATCTGCTAAAAACATGTCTTCAGGGTTGTCTTTTAACTTGCGCTGTGTGCGCCAATAACTCAAGTGTAGTAAGTCTAGGGCCTGATAAACATGTTCTGTGATAACTGATTTATTGATAACCATTTTTAATACTCCATTACTTGTCTTAATTTCATACGTTTCTTATACCCTATGCTTTGATAGCGACACAAGGCGATATAGTCATTACTGGAGTAGACTTTGGAGTCTAGTAGACCCGCTATATACCAGTAAAATGAATCTTCGTTAGAGGGCTTTATTAAGCGTCTAAAGGCACTGTCCTTTAATATGGTTCTCTTCATATCGACCACCCGAGCAAAACCCCTGATATTAAGGCGAACCAAAGTACGCCACCCGTTAATAATAAAAACACTTCTTCAGTGTCTATTGTCTTAATCCATTGTTTAATTTTAAGCATTTTTCACCACCACTTCTAAGCTTGTGAATTTATAGACTTTAGGGCCACTAGAAAATCTAACTAGCACTTGCCCTGTGTCTCTGTTTATCGACCCTATTATACCATAGGGATTGCTACCGTATTCTAATTTGACTACATCACCTGCACTATAGTCGTTTAAATTGTGATTTTTCATTACTCAGGTATCCTGTAATTGATATACGCTTCGGTGTGTTTAGGCGTGAAATTACGATACTCTACAATCTTTTTTAATGATCTACTGCCCCTCTCTAAGCGCAAAATATCATTACTTTTTTCGTAGTGCCAATCATGTTTTGTTAGCAATTCTTTATAGTCTGATAGGTTCATTTTTATTGTCCTTTATTGTTAAATATTTTATCTACAATAACGCCACCCAATACCATGCAAATTAATGCAATATAGGCATTATCTGTAAATACAGACACTAGAACAAGGGCTATAAAAGCCCCTGCAAAAAATCTAATTATAATCATAGGCTACCCTTTTGCGTATTGCATCATAAAGCGTATGTGCTCAAGTCTAGCCGCACCCTTACGACTTGCTAGGTTCCCTAGCCATATGGCGACATCGTTACCAGACCTGCCTACACCACACCAGATACCCTTAGTTTCAAACTTGCCGTCTTTACCTGCGGTTATCCATTGTCCAGCTTGCAAGCTTTTCCTTTCCTCTTGTGATAGTGCCCATATGTCCACTGTTTTTT